TGCCCCATCAATCCATCGGGGGGAGGGAATAGTCTGTGATATGCTATTATCCTGGAATCGTCGCATATGCAGGTAGAACTTCTTTTCCTCGGGGTGATAGTCCAGACGGGGGGTAGCAACGATTACCTCTTGGGGAAGTATCCCTACGGCTTCGAGTGCCTCGGCGACTCTATCTTTGGTGGTGGTGCCTCCGATAGCTTCGATCTCAATCCCGAACTTCCGGGTCCCGTTAGCTAGCATTCCCGATTCCTCCCTTAGGGTATTTCCTTCCACTATCATCTTACCAGACTCTGGGGGGAATGTAAATGGGTATAATGGACCACAGCTAGAATATTTACAGCCTTTCACAGAAATAAACCCCCGGTAGAAAGACTCTTACTAAAAGGCCCCCTTTGGGGGCCTTTCTTAGGACTCCGAGAGTGTAGCTACCTCCGAGGGGTAACTTCCGCCAGCCCTCGGGCAAATTCCACGTTGGATACGTAACGGTTTGCCAGCCGAAGAGCGGTATCGCTATCTCGATAGGGTCCAGCATTGTAGTATGCGATGGCTAACTTCCTGTTACCCTGAGCCCGGGGAAGACAAACACTAGCAAAATACCTTACCCCAGCAGCCAGGGTCCGCCTCCAATCACTGAACTCCGGCGTAGTAAGTCCCATATCCCGAGCTGTCGCGGGCTTGACCTGGAGGGGGCCTCGTTCACCTAGCTTACCTACCTGGTCAGTGCGCCACTCAGACTCTACACCCCCAAGGGCGATTATGTCTAGGCATAAAGCGTAGGGATCACTGGCCCCCCACTGACGGGCCAAAGCAAATACCTCCGCGGCCAGTTCCGTGGCAGGAATGTTGGGTCGGTAGGCGGCAATGCAAGACACTAGATGAAGCTCAAACTGGGCATCACGGAGTTCCTCCATTGTCTCCATGGCTAGGGCCTCGGCGGACAGAAGTTCGCCCCGGATTGATACCAGTTGTTCCTGAGTCAGCATCAGCTGGCTGTACAGGGCAATGAGCAGTCCGAGCACTAGGGCTACCGCTCCGATGTGGGCTAGTAGCATACCGTTCCTTAGCATCATAATACTCCTCCCGTTTTACAAGTTCCACAGCCGCTTCAGGGGATGTCACTAGCCCGGAGTGTCCCCCAGCTAGCTGGATGGTCTCTAGCATATGGCTCTGATAGGCTGTGAGGGTGTTCTCACGACCGGGTACCTTTACCTCTAGACCGTAGAAAGCTCCCTGACAACATCCTATAATGTCGGGTAGCCCTCGAACTTGAAAAGGCCCCCCATGAGTCTTATACCAAAAACCTCCCAGGCGTTTAAGCTGGGACAGAATCTTTGCTGTGATCTGTGATTCGGTAATCTGAGACTCCCCGGATGTACGTCGGCCCATGCTATGTTCAACCTCCCAATTAGGGGACGGCCAGGGCTCTACGCGAAAGGCCCTGGCCTTATAAGACTACCCCTAGGAATTAAAGGTCGTCGTCATCGTCCTCTTCATCCAGCGTCTGGCGGATATAGTCCCTGACGATACCAGGGTCTTTCCTGTCCTTCTTGGGGATGGACTTAAGGCTGATCTCGCTCTCCTTGGCGAAATCTAGGAGTTGCTCCAGAGTCATCGAATCCAGATCAACTACCTCCTCTTCGTCCTCTTCGTCCTCATCGGAGCTTTCGCCAATGGCCTTATCACTCTCGAGAGGATAGACATCGGTGATACGAGGACGCTTCTTGCCCTGGAACACCTCATGCTCTACGGTTACACCCATTTGACGACCTTCAAGATCATCTAGGTCTAGCTTCATTACAGAAGCGGGTACCGCCACCCCAAGGGAGACGAGTACGTTCTTTAGACCAAACAGTGCCTGTGGTTGAAGGCTGGTGTTATGGTACAGTGTACCCCCATCTTTTACAGTCAACTTCCACTTGAGATAGTCCTTGCCCGAATTATCTGAGACCTCCACAGTAACCTCATCTACAGTGGCTATATGGTCTCCCTCGGGGACTAGTACTCGGGCTTCTACGTCGGTCATGTCCAACTTAAGAGTACGCTTTGAGTTCTTGGCCATGTCTAGATTATACCTCCTCACCAATTGATAGTTCAGCGATCTGGTCAAACGTGGGGCTTATCAAAACAGCAGGGACATCTCCCTCGCTGCCCAAGCGGGGATCACGACGGAGTTTGGTGGTGTACCGGGCATGGGGGCCGATTCTTAGGCAAAATTCGACTACCTGCTTGACCTTCTCCTTGCCACTCTTGGTCTTAGTAGTCACAGACCGTTCACGGATGAAAGTCTGTCCAATCACTCCTACGGCTCCGTTTAGAGTCTTTGCAACTGAGGGCATAAGATAGGGCCCTACTTCAGGAACAATAATACCTTCGTCATCCTCACTCTCCTCTTCTAGAACTGTGAGACGATCCTGAGCAGTGAATATGACATTCAGGGGTAGGTCTCGGAACATCACAATCCAAGTCTTCAGAAGACCGCTGACTTCGCCCCAAGCCCGTTTTGAGGCCGTTCCCCCGGAGTCACTCCCTATTACCTTCTGTATGGCCAGTTCTTGCAGCTGAGTCACTGAGTCTATGGCAACACTTCGGAACTTCACCTGACCCTTGTTGTTCATCAGATACCAGTAGATTGCTTCGAAATCATCCCAACGTTCGATGGGATATACATAGGTATCTGGGCTCTGCCGGATACTGGCGGTACCCTGCTCCCGAACATCCAAGAGTAGTAGGGGTTTGGGAGCGGTGCCTACGAAGGTTGTCTTACCAGTCCCGGATCGACCATAGACCAGGACTTTTAGGTCCACGGGGATGTTGCTTACTGGCACTATCTTGGAGTCTATGTCATTAGTCGTCCCCGTCGTTTTCGCCATCTTCATCTGGCTTCTCATCCTCCTCCCGGCTGCTGACCATGTACTCGGTCTTCAGCAGAAATTCCGTATCAAGGTTTAATAGCTCTGCGCTACAAAGAGGTTCGTATTCGCAGAAGCTACATTCACGAGTAAGGTTCCTGTAGGGAAAGTTCTTCAGCCTCCTCATCTCGGCGGCGATGATCCTTAGATCCTCCAGTAGGCTTTCTACTAGGCAGGAGGGCTTAGGTAGATACTTGCGAACGTAGAATCTCTGCTGTGAGGCACGACGGAGCTCTTCCTGGTAGTCGGCGGGATCAAGCCCATTATCTAAGATGGCCTGCAGGTATGTAGCATGGTCGGTGACAATCTTGGCCCGGCTAAGTCTCCCCTGCTTAGTCATCTGAGGGACCGATGGGGGCTTGGTCTTAATGTAATCAAAGACGATTCCCACAGGCTCGGGGTATCCTAAGAGAGGGAGCACCTTCGAGTATATTGCTGTCTGTAGGTCGAATAGTCGGTAAGACTCCGAGGGGATCTGCCTCCCGACGGTCTTGTGCTCTTGTACCCAGACCCCTATGGGATTCTCCACCACGTGGTCAATACGACCTCGAAGGAATACACCGGGCAGAATCTCTACTGGGGGAAAGGGGTCTTCGGGAGATCCAAAACTGAGCTCTACCGCTAGGCTGGTCTCAACCTCATCCTTATAGTGGTTGATATAGCCCCTGATGATACGGTGGGCCTCACCGGGTAAATCGCCGTAGTACTCCTTCTCCTCCTCGGTAAGACTATCGAACTCTTTGGCATAACCAGCCAGGGTATTCTCCCAGTCCTCGCCTTTTAGCCAAGTCTCTAGCAGAAGATGAATCAAGCTACCCCGTTTCAATGGGAGAGCCACTGTACGTTTGCGAAGACCTTCGACCCTCCGGTAGTACCATAGCTGACGACATCGCTTCCAGTCGCGGATTGATGAGAATGACAACACCTGGGGTTCTGACACTGGTTATCCCTCCTTTCCCTGCTTATTACTTTTTGTCTTTTCTTGTCTTTTCTTGTCTTTTCTTGTTTTCTCTTGTTTTCTCTTGTTTTCTCTTGTTCTTCCGACTATTTCGATTATTCCGATTATTCTTGTTTTCTCTTGTTTCTTCTTGTAACCTTTTAGTACATTTTGATTATACCAGAGCAGGTGGCGAGTGTAAACAACCAAACCCCCTGCTCTGTGCTCTGATAATTCACGGTAGACTAGCCGTGGGGGAGACTTCCTGGCCTCGTCCCCAGGGCCCAACTTTGATCTCCACCTCAATAGGCACCGTTACGTTAAGCTTAAAGACGCGTTCTACTTCGTCCATGCAGGTCATAATGTGATGGACCTTTGGAATGACTCTGTCTAGGCAGTTATTCCGTACCATAAACAACACCGCATCATGGACAGTACCTACAACCCGAACCTCCTGGGGAGAAAACTCCCGGTGAATCCTGACTAGGCTATATAATGCCAGGTCCGAAGCGAAACTCTGTACCGGAG